AGCCTTTGAATGTATTCCCATTGTATTCTTCTACTATATAAGACTAATAAAAGATTATAGAGATAATAGAGAGGGCATAAGCTAACTTAATAGTTATGATTAGATTATTTAATATGATGCTTATATGTGTAACTTTGTCTTAACAAATCCATTTATAAGAATAATGATTATCTAGTTGTACTAATATTATAAATCAACTGATATAAGGTAAGTAATGCTGACCTATTAGTTATAATTATTAGTAATAGGTAACTAATAAGCATTACAATTAGCTAATAAGGGGGGTTTGTAGATAAGGCATACCATCAAATTATTTGACCCGCCTATTGTTATAGTTACCACTCATCCAAACTAAATCAGTATTGGGTATTGATTATAGGGGGGGTTTATATTAGAAACATTATATGGAATTAGAACTTAAATTTAGTGTAGCACCTGCGGTGCTGTTTTTGGAAACCCAACTGGATGACCGAATAGTGGGGGGTTTGAATAAATACCTCGATGCACGTCATAATAAGGGTGCAGAATCATTCTCACATAAACTGGTAGGTCAAATAGCCCATGGTGAGCAGCTTAAGATTGATACTGAAGATCCTCTGGTCAAACCATTTACGCAAGTTGTGGCTAATATGTCACAAAACTACCTGCAACAGTTCTGCAAAACCGTAGGGGTCAAACCTTTACAACGTATGCCCAATTTCCATAGCTTATGGTCAGTCCACTCATACGAGAGGGATTACAACCCAGTCCACGATCATGGTACCGATACGATTATGGGGTTATCATTTAGCACCTGGACTAAGATTCCAGAACAGATTACCGACCAGCCTGAGTATAATAGTCGTGATCTCATCGATTCTAGCGGTATAGCTGATGGGTTCTTACAGTTTCATTTTGGTCAAACTAGCTCACGAGGTGTGGAGGAGTTACGACCACCGTTCTCACGTATGATTAAACCAGTCGTGGGTAAGATCGTTATGTTTCCATCATGGTGTCAACACTGTGTCTATCCCTTTGAAGGGGCTGGAGAGAGACGTACCGTAGCAGGTAACCTTAATATGGTACCAGCAACCCTTATAGAGTAATTACGTCTGTAAGGTACCTTAAAATCAATTTAAACAGGAAATACTATTATGAATAGAAAAAAACCTACTGCTAGGAAGCCAAAGAAAACAACACCAATTAAAAAGGGCAAAGGCTATAAACCATTTGGTAGAAAGTACTAACATGAACTATAAAAAAATAATGCTGGATGCATTAAAAGGGACAGGTAAAAATGCTAAATTTGCTAACTCAGCAAAATCAATGCCAATGGCTTTTGGATCAATGCCATCTCAAATAAAAAAGAGCAAACAAAAAGAACAAAGATCTAAATCTAGGTTAAAACAAGGTAAATAATGTTAAAAAAACAATTAACAGTTCGTCAGAAGGCTACTATGAAAAAACATGGTAAGCACCATACTGCAAAGCACATGGCAGCTATGAAGAAATCAATGCTAGGTGGTAAGACATTTACGCAATCACATAAAATTGTACAAAAAAAGGTAGGTAACTAATGAAAACAATCATAATTAATAAATGGAATAATCTTTCTATGTCTAAAAAGGGCGTAGTAGTAGCTATGGCAGCTATTATCGTATTGGCTATTATACTTTAAGTTATGGCTATTAAAAAAGGATTTCATAAAACTAAAGACGGTAGAGTCGTTAAAAAAGGTTTATATTATAACATGAACCAAGCCAAGAAGAAGGGTACTAGCAAAAAAGGCAAGGGTACAGTATCTGACAAGGCGTTAAAACAAGCATCTAAAACCGCTAAGAAAACTAAAAAGAAGAAAGCCTAATGCCCTTTAGTAAATATAGTAGTAAACAAAAATCCCTTGCTAAGTTAGCTAAACCTCGTAACAAGATAACAGGTGCTGATTTTAAGAAACTTAAAAACTTAAAGAAAAGAAAAAAAAAGTAATGGCATATATAAAAAAAGATTCTAGACCGAACCCTAAACAATCAATCAAAGTAAAAAAACACAGAGATTCTGAGTTCTTAAAGGGTATTGTTGAAGCAAAAAAAGCTGGCCGACCAGTATCACAAGCGGCAATAGATAGAGCATCACAAATACTACAAGAATTACAAAAGAAAAACAAAAAATTTATGACTGGTAGATAATGGCCATACCAAAGACTACTGGTAAAGGCGGCAACTACCGTAAGACCAAATCTGGTGCTGGTATGACTAAGAAAGGTGTAGCTGCTTACAGGCGAGCTAATCCTGGTAGTAAGTTAAAGACTGCAGTAACTGGTAAAGTTAAGGCTGGTAGTAAAGATGCCAAGAGACGTAAGTCTTATTGTGCTAGATCTGCTGGACAGTTAAGAAATAGCTCTGCAAAAACTAAAAATGATCCTAATTCTAGAATAAGACAAGCTAGAAGAAGGTGGAAATGTTAAACAAAGGAAATAATTATGGCACATGGTGGTAAAAGACCAGGCTCAGGGCGACCTAAAGGCGTAAAAGCTGGAACAAAACATGAACGCTTAGAGAAAATGCTTAACAAGGGTACTGTAACTCCACTCGAATATATGTTAAACATCCTTAATACTAAAAAAACTAGCCCTGAAAAGAAAATGTGGGCTGCAGAAAGAGCTGCACCGTATGTACATTCAAGACTATCTTCGGTTAATAGCACTATTAGTGGTGATGACGATAAGCCTGTCACTGTTACTATTGGTTGGAGAAAAAAGAAACGTGATTGAGGGTCTACTTTCATTATTGCCTAGCAATAAAACACAAGCAGTAAAAGAAATTAGAAATCAAAGTGGTTTATTAACTACTGATGCTTTTTCAGACGATCCATTAATACAAAAAATAATAATGGCCGAAAGTAAAGGTGATCCAAATGCTGTCAACAAACGGACTGGTGCTAAAGGCTTAATGCAAATTATGGATGCTACTGCAAAACAACCTGGTTTTGGTGTTAAACCACTTAAAGATGTTTTTAATCCACAAGAAAACGTAAGATTTGGAACTGACTATTTTTATGCTATGCTTGATCGTTATGATAACGATACAATTAGTGCATTAGCTGCATTTAATTATGGGCCTGGCAATGTTGACAAATGGCGTAAAAAGGGTTCTAAGTTTAGCAAGTTACCAAACGAAACACAAAAATATATATACAAAATTCTTGATGAATAAATTATTAAACACATTAGAACAATATTTAGCTAAATTACAAAGCTGGTTATGGAATAAACGCTGGAACAAACGTAAATAATGGATATTGAAATACCCTACCAGCCAAGACCACTACAAGAAAAGATCCACAATGATCTAAAGAGATTTAATGTTATTTGCTGTCATCGCAGATTTGGCAAAACAGTATTTGCAATCAATCATTTAATTATGACTGCTTGTGAAATTCCAAACGCAAGGTTGGCGTACATCGCACCTACTTATCGTCAGGGTAAAGCAGTCGCTTACGACTATTTAAAAGAATATACAGAACCCTTAATGAAACTCGGTGGTAAACGTCACGAAACTGAACTGAAGGTTGATCTATGGAATGGATCACGTATACAAATCTTTGGTTCGGACAATCCAGATGCCCTTCGTGGGCTAGGCTTTGATGGAGTATGCTTAGATGAGTTTGCTCTTATGTCTCCTAGAGTGTGGACTGAGGTTGTAAGACCTGCAGTATCAGACAAACTAGGCTATGTTATTTTTATTGGTACACCCATGGGGCATAATCAGTTCTGGGATGTATATGATTTAGCAATACGTAGAGGTGGAGATTGGTATGGTAAAATGTACCGAGCATCTGAAACAAAAATTATACCTGACTTTGAATTAGAAGAAGCTAGGCTTACAATGCCAGCCAGTCAATACGAGCAAGAATTTGAATGTTCGTTTCAAGCTGCAGTGAGTGGAGCTTTTTATGGAAAACAAATTCAGAAGGCTGAGAAAGAAAATAGAATTACTGATGTTGAATATGATCCTACTGTTGATGTTGAAACGTGGTGGGATTTAGGTATAGGTGATTCAACTTCTATTTGGTTTGCACAAAGAGTTGGTAAAGAGATTAGACTTATAGATTACTATGAAACATCTGGTGAATCTTTATCGCACTATGCAACAGTACTAGAAGATAAAGGTTATAAGTATAACAGGCATGTTGGACCACATGATATAACTACAAGAGAACTAGGTACAGGCAAATCAAGACTTGAAGTTGCTTATGAACTAGGTATAGATTTTGAGGTGTGTCCTCGATTAGCAGTTGATCATGGTATTGAAGCTG